AACAATTCTTAAAGGTCCAATAGTTGTAGTATCAGACGTTACCAATTAATTTTTTAATTAGTGTAATTTTTCTTTCTCCCAAATGTAACTTTGTGTCACATTCTAAACACCACATAACAACTTCATCATCTTTAACAAAAGGAACTGGCGGTAAATGATCACTACCCATAGGACACGGTATTGAAGGAACAAATCCTTGTTCAACTAAATCTTTGTATCTATGTAGTTCTTGAATCGTTATCATTTGTTAATCATATCACACCGATTTCTTATTGACCACTAACGCTATTTGGGGTACAATAGTAACTACCCCACTTTTAGGGGAATCAAAAATAGACGGAGTAATAAAAAAAATGACAGTTTCTTTGCCATCAGCATATCAGCAAGTAATCCATAAGACAAGGTACGCCAGATGGAGAGAAGATGACAACCGCCGAGAGAATTGGGATGAAACGGTTGACCGTTATATGAACTATATTTTTGAAGCTACAAAAAAGCACACCGACTTTGAATTAGACCAGTCAATTAAAAATAGTATTCGTAATGCTATTTTAGAAACAAAGGTCATGCCGTCTATGCGTGGTCTTATGACAGCAGGTCCTGCTCTTGAAAGAGATAACACTTGTATTTATAACTGTGCCTACCTACCAGTTGACTCACTTCGTTCTTTTGATGAATCAATGTATATTCTTATGTGTGGAACTGGCGTGGGTTACTCAGTTGAGTCACGTTATGTATCTCAGCTTCCAGAAGTTAGCGAACACTTTGAGCCAACAGGTTCTGTAATTGTTGTTGAAGACTCTAAGGCTGGTTGGGCTAGAGCATTTAAGGAACTTCTTGCACTTTTATGGCAGGGTCAAATTCCTTCTTGGGATATGTCAGGAGTACGTCCTGCAGGTGCCCGTCTAAAAACATTTGGTGGTCGTGCATCAGGTCCAGACCCACTAGATCGTTTATTTAAGTTTTCTGTTAACACAATTAAAAATGCTGCAGGTAGAAAGCTCACCCCACTTGAGGCACATGACCTTATGTGTAAGATTGCAGAAGTAGTTGTTGTTGGTGGTGTTCGTAGATCAGCAATGATTTCTTTGTCAGACCTTGAGGATCGTAATATGGCTGCAGCTAAGTCTGGTTCTTGGTGGGAATATTCAGGTCAACGTGCTTTGGCAAATAATTCTGCTGTGTACAACACAAAACCAACTATGGAAGTTTTTATGGACGAATGGAAGTCACTTTATGACTCAAAGTCTGGAGAACGTGGTATCTTTAGTCGTCAGGCTGCTCAGAATGTTGCAGCAAAAAATGGTCGTAGAGAAATTGTAGATTTTGGAACAAATCCTTGTTCTGAGATTATCCTTCGTCCTTATCAATTCTGCAACTTGACAGAAGTTGTAGTCAGAGATACTGATGATTTAAATACCCTAAGAGATAAGGTAGAACTTGCCACAATTCTTGGAACTGTGCAATCTTCATTTACCCGTTTTAAGTATCTAAGAAAAATCTGGCAGAAGAACTGTGAGGAAGAAAGATTACTTGGTGTCTCACTTACAGGTCAACTCTCACATCCTGTCCTGAACGGTTCTGAGGGCGTAGAAAAGCTATCACAGTGGTTAGATGACCTTAGACTACACTCCGTAGAAGTTAATGATTTCTGGGCAAAGAAAATGGGTATTAATCCAGCAACAGCTATTTCATGCGTAAAGCCATCTGGAACAGTTTCTCAGCTTGTTAATGCTTCTTCAGGAATGCATCCTTGGCATTCCCAATATTATGCTCGCACCATTCGTGGAGACATGAAAGACCCAATTACCGCATTCTTGGTAGACATGGGCATCAAGCATGAACCAGATGTAATGAAGCCAAACGATACTATGGTGTTTACCTTTCCTATTGCTGCTCCAGAAGGTGCAAAGCTAAGACAAGACTTAACTGCCGTACAACACCTTGATATCTGGTTAACATACCAAAGAAACTGGGCAGAACATAAGCCTTCTATTACGGTGTCTGTAAAAGAAAATGAATGGATGGCAGTAGGTGCTTGGGTATTTGAACATATTGATGAAATGTCAGGTGTTTCATTTCTGCCTTATTCAGATCATACTTACCAGCAAGCTCCGTATCAGGAAATTACCAAGGAAGAATATGAAGTTCTTCTTTCAGAAACCCCAGCAGACCTTGATTGGAAATGGCTTGAAATCTATGAAACCTTTGATGGAACTACTTCTGTACAAGATTTAGCTTGCGTTGCAGGGGCTTGTGAGATAAACGAGATCTCTAAAGCGGTATAATAAAATGGATGCCATATGTCCTATTCTGATTTAATACAAAAAGATAATCCAACTGCTGTTTGGTCACTAAACGAAGACCCTTTTGTGTCTTTAGTTATTAGTCCAGATAGATTTTTATACTCAAGTGGTGCAGGAAACTCCTTTTATACTGGAACATATTCTTCATCTTCTATAAATGCAGTTCCAATGCCTATTGTATATGGCGGAAAACAGTCAATAAAACTTGAGACTGGTCAATTTTTTACCATCCCTTCTTTAGATAAAATGTCTATTAAAGACTCTAGAAACTCTTCATCTTTAGAGTTTTGGGTAAAGGTAAATACGACATCTTCTACAGAGCAAATACTTGTTAGAAAAAAAGACGCTGACTCAGACCAGGCAGATGACTATGTAACGGCTATTTACTTAAAAAATGATTATGTTGTTTTTAGGCTTGGAAAGATTGGCAGGTACTATGAGGTATCCTGCCCAATAGACTCTATAAACAAACCACTACATATTGTTGCAGAATACTCACCATCTTCAATATCTCTTATTGTAAATGGCGTAAGTAAGACAAAAAGCATATCCGATCCAGACTCTTTATTCCCAGCATATGATTCTGGAGATGAGTTTTTCTATTTTGAAAAACCTGCTGGAATTGCAAACGTACAGTTTGATTGCGTATCTTTATATTCTTATTCTTTGCCAAGAGAAAGAGCTTTAAAGCATTTTGTCTATGGTTGTGGCTATAGTATTCCTGCAGAGTTTATAAATAATAACTCTGGGGTTTCATATAATTTTTCTATGGACAGTCAACAGTCACTAACAAGATATGATATGGGTCCTGGAGCAGGGTGGAGTATAACCGATGCAGATAACTGTCTAATACAAAATGGCTCTTTAACAATAAAGCAAAAACAAATACCAGAAACATTTTTTGCAGAAAACTACAATATAGCAGATAGTTCTTTGTTTACATCAAGTGGTTATTCCTTTAAAGAAGGGTCATATCTTCAAATTGAAAATATAAACTCTATTATTCCAGACTCTTTGGGTGGATGGGCATTAAAGTTTGACACCTCATTAACAGCACCGTCATCTGGCAAAAAGGTATTAATGTCTATTGGGTCAAAAAGATCAAATAACTATATCGAGTTTTATGTTGATTCCAACTCAGATTTAAAAGTATCTTCATCTTTAGAAGCAACTCCAAAAACACTATTTACAAACCTTCCGTCAGAAAATTTTTACATAGGATACTATAAGGTTTTAAACGGAACATCAAAAGCTTTTTACCTTCCAGTTACCGCTGGTAGTGCCATAACATCAACAATAATTCTTCCAGATATTGCAGCAGCGTACTTAAGAATAGGATCTGAAGCCCTGTGGTTTGATTCAGATAATATTAGTGAGTCAGCTTCTTCAAAGATAGTCTCAAATGCTAACTTGCTAAAAATTGTTGGTATTCATGCAGATAACTCTACCCTTCTAGATACATATGATGAGATTGAGGGTGGTAGTTTTATTCATTATTACACTGCAACCCCAAATAAAGAAGAGCGTAGGTTTAAGATTAAGTCATATGGATATTCAAAGATAGATGTTGACCAGCAGTCACTATGCCCCCCACTTTCAGAAACAACAGGTGCTTGTCGTGTAGAGATTGGTGCTCCTTTAGGTTCTGAAACAGTAAAAATGACTTTAAAGGAAAAAGCTTTTTCTAGTGGTACACAGACATCATCAACTACAATATACACAAATGATTATACAAATAGAGTAATTACATCTGGTTCTTGGTTAAACAAAAAAGTAACTCAGGCAGAAAATGCAACAACAAATCCAGTAGATACTCTGTCTTTTGAATTTTTCTTAAACACTGATGATTTAGTGGATCAACCACCATATCTTAATTACTTTAGACTATTCTCTTACAACCTGGAGTTTGATGGAACAAACTATTATGTAAATAATAACTCTTCTCAGGGCGGTAATCCAGCAAAAATATATTTAAGGTCAAATGAATGTAATATCCCAGACCTTGTTGAAATGCCATTTTTCTATAATGGATTTAGTTCTGGTCTTAAGCTAAAAGACTCTTATGCAAAGATAAATCATAATTTTACTGGAGTTAAGAAATATTCTCCAATCACAAACATTGTGGTTTCTGGTGGAAATGCAACCTATACCCTTTCGGGCAACCGCTTTGTTTCAGGAGATAGTGTCTCGGTTTCTGAAATAAATGGTACTAATCAGTTTGCATTTTTGCAAAAAACAATAAGTTCTGTTTCTGGAAATAATGTTGTTTTTACTGGATTTGCACCAACTGGAACATATACGGCGGATAGTGATATAACAGATGGTACAGCAGGTATAATGCAGTCAGCATCTGGTATAAGCACTGTTTCATTTATGTGTTATATTCCAACAGGAACAGATGTATCAAACAATGTTTTAAAAATTGGGAGTTTGCAGTTAAGTATTAACTCTTCAACTGGTCAAATGTCAACCGTTACTGGTGCAACTAGATATGTAAATGGATCAACATCGTCTTTGGCAAAACTAGACCAGTGGCAAATGATATCATTAGTATTTGCTGACCCTGTTGTTATTAACTCTTCAAATCCAACAGAAATTATTCTAGGTTCGGCAACTGGAATTGCTAATGAGGTGTACGTTGACCAACTTATGATATTTGACAAAAAACTTACTGTTGATGATTTATTGGTAAATCTTTACAACCTGATAGTTGGAGAAACTTTATTGGACTACAAAGTAATTGCAAGTTCTAAGTTTAAATTAAGAGATACAAATAATGAAACCTTAGATAACTTTAATGTCATAGATATTGATTACTATATTCCTAGTACAACTGGCGGTAATTTATATAACGCTCTTTCGGGTGGTGCATCTCCAGTAAATTATTCTGTAGTCTATGCAATAAGTTCTGGACAACCGACATTTGAAAAAACCACGGTAAATCAATCAGATGCCCTAAATACACTATTTGTTTCAAATAGCCAGTATATAGTAGCAGGTTCAAAGTTAGTATCTATTGATGGGGTTGATTTAACAACTAGTATCGCCGTTAGTTCTGTTGAAAATTTTAATGATTATTCAAAAATTACATTGGCTACAAATATGTCAGCTAAAGTAAATGCTAACAAAACTCTTATTTTTGAGGACTTAAACTATAGCAATAACTCAGTAAATAATTCAAAGTTAAAAATAGGTACAAAGTATATAGAGCAGGGAGACTTGATATTAATAAATAATGGAACATCTTATTTCTTATATCAGGTAACCACATTAGATCCTGAAGCAAAGTTTTTATATAATGCAACAGCTATAACATATACCGCCGTTCTAACTAAAGTATCTGGAGCGTCTGGATATAAGTATAACTATGGATCAACATACTTTGACATTGCAAGCGGTGCTGTTTCGGTATCAGATAGAACAAGGTTATCTTTCTCGGATAAAATTAGTAGTAAAATACAGCCACAGTACTTGCCAACAGAACAGTAAAAATGGTATCATAGTGGTATGAATAATACTAAAAAAGGTGTAGAAGCGGTTGAGTCCACCGCAGAATACGGAATTTATGTTTGGGTCTTACCAAATGGAGAGCCATTTAAGGATGATGATGGCAACACCCTTAATGTTCCTTCAATGAAGCATGACATTAGAAATATGAACTCTCTTGCAAAAGCAGCAGCATACTGGGGCAAACCAGATGGTGTAGCAAAGTTTATGCCTGGAGTTGGCAGAGTTAGTGATACCCAGGCAAGAGAAGATATTGACAGAATGGCTGAGGGTTATACCCCTTACGGAGATACCGACAACTGGAAGGAAATTTTTGCAAATGAGCGAAAGAGTGGAAGATAACGAAGTACCCCAAAGTCATACTATTTGGGGAAGAGACATTGCTATTGATAGTTTGCAGAAGAGTGCAGAGATTGTAACCGTTGATGAGTTTAGCCTAGCATCACCAGAGCTTTTAAAGTATCGTGGAATTAATCAAAATTTTAAACGTAATACTAAAAGAAAACTTGAAAAAGCTGCACAAATTGGTGTTTCATCTACAACCTATGCAACACCAGTTAATGGAATTAGCGGTGATGATGCAGAGTCAAAGCAACTTGTTTTCCTTCAATATGGCTATGGTCTTTTTGATGTAGTAGAGCCACCATATAATCTTATTGCCCTTGGCAAAACCTATGAGGTTTCTGCTGCTAACTATGCTGCAATTAATGCAAAAGTAACAAACATTGTTGGTCTAGGATATGACTTAATACCATCACTTAAGGTTAAGCAGATGCTAGAAGACCTGTCAGATAATCCAGATAAACTAAATAGGTCTAGAAAAAAGCTGGAACGTGCAAAAGCAGATGTTTTGGAATGGCTAGATACCAGAAATGATAATGAGACATTTACAGAAACCTTAACAAAAGTGTACCTTGACTATGCAACAACTGGAAACGGTTACCTAGAAATTGGTAGAAAAACAACTGGTGAGATTGGATACATTGGTCATATTCCTGCTGCAACAATGCGTGTTCGTAGACTTCGTGATGGCTTTGTCCAACTTGTTGGCGGTAAGTTTACATTCTTTAAAAACTTTCACGATGAGGATCAAACAACAGCCCCTATTGGCATAGACCCACGACCAAATGAAATTATTCACTTTGCTGACTACACACCAACAAACAATTATTATGGTGTTCCAGCTATTGTTCCTGCAAAGAACGCTATGGCAGGTAATGAGTTTGCTTCAAAGTTTAACTTAGAATACTTTGAAAACAAAGCAACGCCACGTTATATTTTCTGGATCAAGGGAGCAAAACTTTCCAGAGATGCCGAATCAAAGCTATTTGAGTTCTTTCAGAATAACCTTCGTGGTCAATCTCATAGAACACTTATCGTTCCTCTTCCTGGAGATGAAGCAGGTTCTAAGGTTGAGGTTAAGATGGAGGCTGTTGAAAATGGTATTCAAGACGGATCATTTGATAAGTATCGTAAATCCAATCTTCAAGAAATCCTTATGGCACACCGTGTTCCGATGACAAAAGTTGGTGCAGGTGAAGGTCTTTCCCTTGCTGCTGCTAAAGAAGCAGACAAGAGCTTTAAGGAACAGGTTACTCGTCCAGCACAAGATGCCTTGGAGAAAAGAATTACTGCAATCATTTCTGAAAAGACAGACATGTTTAAGTTTAACTTTAACGAGCTTACCCTTACAGATGAAGATACTCAGTCAAAGATTGACGAGCGTTACCTAAGAATGCAGGTAATTCTTCCTAATGAAGTTAGGTCTAGAATGGGAATGTCTGGCATTCCTGGGGGAGATGAGCCAGTTCAACTTACAGGACAACAGGCTGCAGAACAAACAGCACAGGCATCTGGAAATAGGTTGAGGGATCAAGAACGTCAAAACAATCAGGCAGATGAAGGTCAAACTGGTGCAAGAAATGCACAAGGCGAAGGTAGACAACAACCGTAACAAGAAAAACACTGTATAATTAAAGTGTTATGATTAATTTACAAAAAGCATCGCTTTCTATGAATGGTAACAGCGTCAACTTGACGATGCCTATCTCTAAGATTGATGAAGAAAAGCGTATTGTTTCTGGCTTTGCAACACTTGATAATATTGACAAACAAGGCGATAGAGTGCTACCAGAAGCATCAGAAAAAGCTTTTGCAAACTTTCGTGGTAACGTAAGATTGATGCACCAGCCTATTCCAGCAGGAAAGGTTGTTTCTTTTAGATCAGACACATTTTTTGACCCAGAAACAAAGAAGCAGTACACAGGAGTTTTTGTAGATGCTTATGTTTCTAAGGGTGCTCAAGACATCTGGGAGATGGTTCTTGATGGTACACTCACTGGTTTTTCAATCGGCGGTGCAATTAAAGACACAGATAACGAACTTGATGAAGAATCAAATAAAACAGTTCGTGTAATTAAAGAATATGATTTAGTAGAACTATCACTTGTTGACTCACCTGCTAATCAGTTTGCTAATATATTTTCTATTCAGAAAACAATCGATGGTGATGTTGTTGACGGAATGTTCTCCAAGTCCAATATCCAAAATGTATTCTGGTGTGAACAAGAAGAAATGGCATATCTTTCAAATGAAGAAAAATATTCATGTGCTTCTTGCAGTTCAGAGCTTTCATCTATTGGTTGGATTGACGAAATCACAAAGGCAAATGTTGAACAAGCAATGTCAAAAATAATTGAAATGCATAAAGCAGTTAATCCTGGAACCGTTACAAGTGATGATGTTCCAAAGAAGTATCCAAAGCAAAATCCAAGATTTTCAGATATCCAGACTGAAGAAGATCCTAAAAAGAAAAAGAAATATGTTAAAAAAGCAGGAGAATATTCCACTGGAGATTTTGTTCAGTGGGGTTCTTCGGGTGGAACAGCAAGAGGTAAAGTAACAAGAGTAGTAACTAATGGTAAAATTAAAGTACCAAATTCTAGTGTTACAATTACAGGAACACCAGAAGACCCAGCGGTGACTATCAGAGTTTATCAAAAAGATGGAGACTCTTGGAAGCCGTCTGAAACAGTTGTAGGACATAAAATGAGTACACTTAGATCTTGGACAGTTAAGGTCCTTAAATCTATTGGCGTACAACCAGAAGTTTCTCTACCTAACACAGTAGTGAATAAGGCAAATGACGAACAGTCAGTTGCCACCCAAATAAATGAAGGAGGTGTTGATATGACTGAAAATAACGAAGTTGCAGAAGACGCTACAGTTGAAGAAATTGTAGAAGTATCAGAAGAAGTTGTAGTTGATGAAATTGTTGAAGCTGAAGAAGCTCCAGTAGAAGAAGAAATCGCAAAGTCTGATGAAGTTGAAGTAGCAGAAGAAACAGTCGAAACATCCGTAGATACAGAGGGATCTGCAGATGACGCTTCCACCGATAATGGTGAGGCGACTGACCTTGAAAAGACTCTTAGTGAAATCAAAAATTTTGTTGGCGAAGCTCTTACAAAGAGTGGCGAAACAAATGCTGCTGCTGTGAATGGTGTTGTAAACACTGTTGCAGAAGTAACAAAAGCTTTAACCGATAAGCTTGTAGAAAATGATTCTCGTTTAGAAGAGATCAACAAAGGTTTGGCGGATATCGTAAATGCAGTACAAACAATTAATGGAAGATTGGAATCTGTAGAAAACGATACCGCTGTAAAGAAATCTGGGGAACTTGAGAGTTCCACAGAAACAACTATACAGAAGTCAGATTCTGTATGGGGGGGACGCTTCCTCAGTTCCTCGCAATACTTAAATTAGAAAATAAAAGGCAGGTGAAAAATAAAAATGAGTGATATTTTAGAAAAAGCCGCAACAAGCGGTACAGTTCTTTCTCCACTAACATCTCCTGGTGCTATGACAGCCCAGGGAAACTCTGGTGACGCAGGTGGTGTTCTTAACCCAACACAATCTACACAGTTTATCGAATACATCTTTGATCAGATGGTTCTAGCTAACGATGGTCGCAAGGTAACGATGCGTGGAAATACTATGGAATTGGATAAGATCCGTGTTGGTTCACGTCTTGTAACAAAAGCTACACAAGCTGAAGATACAGGTGCAAACAGTGCTCCAGCATTCACAAAGATCGAACTTACAACAACAAAGTTCCGTCTACAGTACGAACTATCAACAGAATCCCTAGAGGACTCTATTGAAGGTGCGTCTCTAGAGGATCACGTTGTACGTTTGATGGCAACTCAATTCGGAAACGACTTGGAAGATATTGCAATTAATGGTCGTCCAGGTGATTCTGGTAATGGTACATATAACAATACTCTTGCAGGATTTATCCGTCAGATCAAGGATACTAACTACGCAGGTGCTCACGAAGCTGCAGCAGCTGCTGCAACTATGACAGACATCTGGGAAGCTACTCCTGATTCAGGCGATAACTCTTCTGCAAAGTTGACTCTTGATGCAATCGAAGCAATCTACAACGCAATGCCTCGTAAGTTCAAGGCTCGCCGTCAGGATCTTAAGTTCTACATGAATAGCAAGCATATTCAGGAATTGCTAACAGAGCTTCGCACAGTTAATACAACTGACGGAACTTCAGTTCCTTACGATGTTGCTACTCGTGTAATTGACGGAGTTACTCCTAGAATTGGCGGTCCAGCTGGTGCTCAATACACCATCTTCGGTCTTCCAGTTCAAGAAGTTCCTTTGTATCCAGAAGACTATGTAGACCTAACTCTTCCTTCAAACCGCATTTGGGGTTTCCAGAGAGATGTTACAGTACATCGTGAGTTCCAACCACGAAAGGACTCTGTAGAGTACACAGTCTACGTCCGTATGGGTGTAGCACTAGAAGAAAAGTCGGCAGTAGCCTACGCAGTACCAACTGCTTAGTCTTATGCTATTGAGTAGAGGTCAGGTATTCCCTGACCTCTACTTCTTTTTAGTGTATAATTAATAATTAGGAGGATTTATGTTATCTAGTAAAACAATCGGAGACCTTAAGGGTTTGTGTCTATCATTTGATATTGAAATATCAAAGAATGCAAGAAAACAAGATATTATTGAAGCTATTGAAGAGGCTAAAGTTACTTGGGAAATGTATGAAGAATCATCAAAATCGTTGTTTGACTATGAAGACGGTCCCACAAAAGAAGAAGTTAAAGTAAAAATACAAGAAGCAAAAGTAGAATCTAAAAAAGAAGAAAAAGTTCTTTTAACTATGGCTATTAAGCGTGGTGGATATTACGCTGGAAATGGTGTTAAGTTTGACATGGAAGAGCCATTTGTCCTTGTTAACAAATCTTTGGCAGAGCAAATATTAGCTCATCAAGCAGATGAAGTAAGGGAGGCTACCAAGGAAGAAGTAGAATCTTTCTATGGTATTTAAATGGAAGTTTTAGTAAATGATTTAGGAGCTGCTAGTTTTACCTATACCGCCCCACAAAACACAGTTAGTCTAGTTTATAGTGTATATGACAATATAAATGACCAAAACCTTCAATACGAAGAAGTTCTTTTTCCAGTAGATCTTGGTGACGTAAGCACAATTAGTATTGCCACCCCTGCAGTAATTACCCAAACAGCCCACAACTATCTTCTTGGGGATGCAATTAAATTTTCTACAACTGGAGCTTTGCCAACTGGTTTAACCGCAAACACTATTTATTATGTAACAAATCCTCTTGTAAATACATTTAATGTTTCAACTAGTTATAGCAATGCAGTTTCTGGAACAAAGATCAACACAACTGGAACACAATCAGGAGTTCATACCGTTTTAAAGCAAGCAGGAACTAGTTTTACTATTACTTTAAACTCAGACGTTGCCAAATACGATAGATCTTTAGTGGTTGAAATACAGTCAATACAGTTAACTGGCTACTCTTCTGAAGATATTGACATTACCGTTAGGCGACCATATGCAACATCTGCTGAAATATATGATTATTTTGAAAATTTTGATGTAATTGGTGGTTCTGATGTAATATATAATCAGAATCAAGCCTTTGTTGAAAAACTTGAAAGAAAAGCAAGGTACTTAATTAACTCTTATATTGGGGATGAGTTTAAGTTTGAATATAAGACAGTAGGTGCTTATGGACAAAATACCGACCTTTTGCATTTAGGTCAAAGAATTGAATCATTTGATAAAATAACCTCTGACGATCTTGTGATATATGATTCCACAGAAGATACCCCTATTGACCTACTTGGGGCAACTGTAGGAATAGCACCAAGCAAGTTTGGCATTAAAGTAGTATCAGAGGGTGTGAACATTACTGAGTGGGTAGATCAAAATCCTTTAGTGAACCCTTCATATTTTGGAAAAGACTCCTCATATTTGGTTCGTGGTGAGTATGGATGGAAGGCAGTCCCTGAAGATATTAAAATTGCAGTATATGAACTTATTAATGACTTCATGTGCAATGATTCTATTTATAGAAATAAAGGCTTAAAGTCAATTCAAAATGATTCGTTTAATATTCAGTTTGCAGATGGAATGCTAAATGGTACTGGAAACCTGTATGTAGACTCATTACTTGCTCCATATAAGGTTTGGAATTTAAAGGCGATTTAAATGTCTTGTTTAGCCCACTCAACATACACAATGAAGGCTGATATTTATGAGCCAACCACCACCCGAAATGAAACAAATGGAATGATTACAAAGTCTTGGGCAATTCAAAAAACAGTAGCTTGTTATGCTCGTGGTATTCTTGGATCACAGCTTGGTGGAAACTCTGCAGATGTTGGCATAAAAGACTATATCACAATAACAAAAGACTTTATAAAAATTAGAACAGCTGATCCAATATCCTCAGAGTATCGTGTTGTCTCAATAAGGAACTCTGAAGGTGTTATTTGGACAGAGGATTATATTCAAAATACTCAGGGTGGATTAAATGGGTCAACAGTTGAATTAAACGGATCAACTATATTTGAACCATCTGGAAGTACCCCACTTCTAGACCATACTGGAAGAGTCATTGAGTACGAAACAATATTAAAGCGTCAAGAAATACAGTCATTAGAAGTAGCTTAATATGGCAGTAGATACTGGAAAGATGCCTCAAAAAATTATGGCTACAGCAAAGTACCATACTCAAACACTTTCAGAGCTTCACAACAATCCACAGAATAAAAGCCAGATAAATAAAAACGGATTAAACCTTGTTGGTCAATATTTTGGATTCTATATGGACAATCTTGCAAGAAGAGATAGTGCCTCTTTTCACCATATTTATGAAAACGATAAAGTAGGCAGTCCAAATGCTAGATTATTTTATTATACAGTTGTAGCAACTTCTAGTAATCCAAGTATACAATATACTTTTAAAGACGCTACAGTGCCTGAGAACAGCGGTCAGGTGTTTAGAAAAAGAGCCTTCGTAATGGAGGCTGGAAATCCAGTTACAATCAAACCAAGAAATGGAAAGATACTAGTATTTGATTTGGATGGAGAAAAGATATTTACAAAAAAGTCATATGTTCCAAATCCTGGTGGCACAGCAGTATCAGGATCATTCCAGAGAGCATTTAATAACTACATGAACAAGCAAGCATCTATGATGCTAGAAGATGTTGGTTTTTATGATAAAATTAATAAAGAGATATTAAAAGAATCAGAAGTAGCTTTATCAAGAATTGCCTCTGGAAACCTTAATGGCTCTGCTCTGGCTCAAGAGTCAGCAAATAGAATCGCTAGGAGATCAAAGTAATAATGCCAGATTATACAAAATTACCAGTTATGCTAATTGGCAATTATCTTTGGGCTTTGGCTAAGGGTCAGGTTGCTGGAAGCACAAAGCTTTCCAGCACCGTTTGGGATACAGATTCCTATACAATTCAGCCTATTTTTGCTATTAACGACTCAAATGCTATCACTAACCCAAATCCCTATATCTTGTATGATTTTCTTTATACTGGGGTGGAAGCTAAAACATTCCCTTTGAATAGAGAAGAAGCAACCCTTACTATTGTAGGACCCTGGGATAAACTATATCCCCTAAAGAACTTTATCTATGATTCTTTGAGCAAGTTTGACATATCAGCATTTGAGATAAACAATCACATTAAAGATACTGGAATTAACTTCAAATATATCAAAGTTCGTCAAGAACAGTATGCCCTAGATGAGAAAAAGCCTGTTGGCTTAGAGTCTGGGCTTAACCTTTCAACCCTATATGTAACCTATGAGTATTCACGCTCGTAAGGTATTTGTGGTAAAATAGATATTGAGGAAGCCCCCGAAAGCTAAATCAACAAAAAGCAGGAGGTGCAAATAAAAAAATGGCTAATAATTCAAAAAATATTATTGTTGGTGCTGGTGTTCTTTACATCGGTGCAGACACTACTGAAAAAACAATCACTGATATTCCTAAGTCGCCAGCAACATATGCTGACAACACAGCAGGTACATACCAGAACCCATCTAACGTAAATGATACAGCGTTTGATCACGTTGGTTTTACATCGGAAGGTGTAGACTTTTCATTCGAACCAGATTACGGTGAAGTGCAGGTTGACCAGCTTCTAGACGTTGCTAAGATTTACAAGCAAGGTCAGAAAGTTATGGTTAAGACTACTCTTACAGAAGCAACATTGGAAAACTTCCTTGTTGTTCTTGGTGGAAAAGATTCAGACCTTAGAGCAACAAGCACTCACGCTTCATCTAAGGGCAAGACACAAATCTTGGATCTTAATGGTGGTGCTCTAGGATATGCTCCAGTAGAGCGTTCTATTCTTATCGTAGGTCCTGGTCCAGAATCACTTCTAACAGGAACACCTAACGGTGGAACAGTCGTAGAACGTATTTACTTAGGTTCTCGTGCCCTATCTATGGAAACAGTTTCTGTAGGTATCAAGCGTAACGAAGCCACAGTGTTCCCAGTAACATTCCGCTTACTTCCGTCCAACTCTTCAACAGCAGTTGATGGAAACGCAATTTACGGAAAAGTTATCGATCGTGTCTACGTTGGATAATTTATAACTAAATATCGTGTAATATGGTGGGTAGAAATACCCACCATATTGCTTTTATATAAAGAATAGTAGGCTATAATGGACAAAGGAACAACATAGGAGAAAAATGGCTACCAAGATTTACGAATCGATCGAAATGGAACTACAGGATGGAACAATCATCACTGTAAAACCATTAAACTTAAAGAACCTACGTCAAGTTATGACGAAGTGGAGAGAAGTAGAAACAAAAACTACAGAAGATGAGTTTCTAGACCTCTTGCTTGAATGCACGTCTATTGCAATGAAACAATTCGCACCAGAGATTTCTGATAAGGAAAAGCTAGAAGAGGCTTTAGATCTTCAATCTATGTATAAAATATTGGAGGTTGCTGCAGATATCAAGCTTAACGACCCAAACCTGCTAACGGCAGCTCAGGAACTAGCTGGAATGAACTAGACCTAGCTGCCCTAGAATCGGAAGTATTCCTTCTGGGTCACTGGAAAGACTATGATGAACTTGAATCAAGTCTTTCTATGCAAGAATTGATAGCTACATTAGGTGCGATGCATGACAAAGAAAATCGTCAAAATAAGTTTTTAGCTGCCATCCAGGGAATCGACCTGTCTGAAAACAGTTCTAACAAAGCTGATGCGGATGCTCCATCGAGCCTTTCAGAAATTACTGCAAGAGCAGAAAGAAGATTGGGTGGAGACAACAACTCTGCCTATGCTTTAGAGTTTGGCATAAGTGCAAGCGATGGTCTTGGATATGAAGTTCTAGGATTGGCTGGTATAAATGGCTAATATTAATGCCCAGTTTAATTATTCAGCTAACTTTGGTCCAGTTATTGGACAGATGCAAAAGCTTACTGCTGAAGCAAACCTATTAAATAATACATTACAAAATCTTGACAAACAAGCAGTTGGCTTAAAAACAAGTCTAGCTACATCTTTTGCATCCGACCTTGGAAAAATTGGTGGCTGGAATGCCAAGATGGTGGAACTAACTGACTCCGTTGATCAGTTTGGTCAGTCTCTTTTAAAGCAAAAACTTACACTAAAACAATATGCACAAGAGGCTATTGGTGCATTTACAAAGTCTTCAAATGCTCATAAACTTGCTGTTCGTGAAGTAGCAAGAGAAATGTCACAACTTGTCACTCTTGGTAAGGGTATGGATGGCAAGCAAATGGGTATGATGATTACCCCTGCAACAATTAATCTTAGAGACTTTAATACCCAAATGGCTGTATCTCAAAAACAGTGGTCAATCTTTAATAGTCTTGTGCAAGATGGTACAACGCATTTAATTAATTTTGGTAAGAATACTCAGTGGGCTGGTCGTCAGATTACTGTTGGTCTTACTGTTCCTTTAACTATTTATGGAAATGCAGTCTCTAAAATTTTCCGTGAAGTAGATGCAGAATTAACACGTTTTAAGAAGGTTTATGGAAGTGACCTTATGAATAGCACCTCTGATGCTACCGATCAAATGGTTAGTGATGTTCGTAATCTTGCTGTGGAGTTTTCAAAATCTTTTGGTATTGCAGCGAAAGAAACAGCATCCCTAGCTGCTGACCTTGCAGCTACTGGTTTGGAAGGACAAAAGCTTCTTGCGTCCCTTAGAGAAACAACTCGTCTTGCTGTGCTTGGTGACGTTTCAAATCAGGATGCGATGAAAACAACTTTATCTTTGCAAAACGCATTTAAGATAAGTACAGACGAACTTGCTGAGTCTGTTAACTTCCTTAACGCAGTAGAAAACCAAACATCTCTATCTTTGCAAGATTTAACAACAGCAATTCCAAAAGCTGGACCAGTTATTAAGTCATTGGGTGGTGACGTTAAAGACCTATCGCTTTTGATGGTAGCCCTAAAAGAAGGTGGTATCTCAGCAGCCGAAGGTGCTAACGCATTAAAGTCTGGTATGGCATCACTTATCAATCCAACCAAACAGGCATCAGCAACTGCAAAACAATATGGCATTGATATCAATCAAATTGTTCAAACTAACCGTGGACAGTTGATGCCAACAATTATGGCTTTTCAGCAGCAATTAGAGTTGTTAGATGATTTTGGAAAAGCACAGTTAATTGAAAATGTTTTTGGTAAATACCAGTTTGCTCGTTTGTCAGCACTCTTTGACAACTTAAATGCAAGTGCTTCTCAAACAAATGCTGTGCTTGGGTTAATGGGGCAGTCAAGTAAAGAACTTGCAGCAACAGCTTATCAGGAAATGGACACTTTGATGAATAGCTCTTCAAAGCGTTTCCAACGTGCAATAGAAGGAATTAAGGCACAGTTTATTACTGTTGGTGAAGCCATTACAACTTCAATTACCCCAATTCTTGAAAATCTTACTGGGAAGATTGGAAAGGCTATTGAGTTTTTCCAGAACTTGCCAAAACCAATTAAATCTTTTATTAAGGTAGCAGTTGGATTATCTGCAGTTGCTGGTCCAATCATTATGATGGTTGGTATTTTCTCTAACTTCCTTGGATATGTTGGTAAGGGTGCTATGGGAATGGTTAACCTTGGAAGAAGAATGGCAGGGCTTCCAACACAAAAGTTTGAGATGCTTTCAGATACTCAGATTATGGCTGCCAAAGCTACTGAACAACTAACAAACTCTTTTGATGTAGAGCGATCAAGTGTTGAGAGACTTAATCAGGCACTTGGGTTATACAGACAAAACCTAGTTGAAGCAATTAATCTAAATCCAGCATTTTTAAATAGACAAGTTGCATCTGCTACTGCTACTATTGCAAAGCCTCCTACTGTAAGTGGGCTTGATGTCGCTGGTCCACCAGCAAAACTACAAAGTGGTGGTAGTGCTTTTGTTCCAGGTTCTGGAAATGGGGATAAGGTTCCAGCAATGCTTGAGCCAGGAGAGTATGTTGTAAATAAAAAAGCAGCAGCCAAATATTCTGGAACATTAGATCAGATGAACTTTCAATCTGCACCACGATTCCAAAAGGGTGGCAGAATGCCAGGATACGCTTCACGATCTTTCCCAGGTGTCCCTACTGTTGATGTTAACCCATTTAAACTTGTGGGAATGGGTGGTGTAAATGAAGACAACCCTATTGCTGGATTAGATAGGCAATCGGGAATGTTCTACAAGCAGATATCAAATAACAGGGGCATAAATACAAATGCTATGGTTGCAGAAGCAGTATTTAGTCAATTATATAGAAGTGGATTATTTGGTAGCAATGTTACTGGTATAGATCAAAGAGTATACAACGCAAACACAGGAAATAAAACTATGCCTGTTCTTGGCTCAAGTTTTGTTCAAGGATTAAAAACTGGAGAGAAACTATTTGACAGCAAGTCTGCTCAACCTAACAGACCTACTCCTTTTGCTAAGGGTGTTGTTAATAAAAAGGCAATAGAAGGAATGCTTGCTTCACAGATACTTGGAAATGCAGACACTCATAGTGGTAATTTTGGAATATCCAGTGGAAAAATTGTCATGCTTGATAATACTGCGAACCTATTTACTGATGCTACTGGAAACCAGAGAAGAACATCCAAGGCACTAAATGATTTCTCTTATAATCCAGATACTGCAGGTTTGGATCGTGCAGGAACACAGGCTTATGGAAAGATGGGGTCTAAAAAAGCAGACTCTCATGTTATTGGATACTTAAATAGCGTATTGGGTAATCTTAACTCTGGAAACTATATTGCTCAGTCAATTAATCTAGCAACTCAAGGTTCACCAGAACTTCTTAAAAATCTTAATAATTATGCTATTAAAAAATCTGGTGGTGCTTCAAAGAGCTATCAAGAACTTTTAACCTCAATGATCTCTATGAGAACACAAAAATTAATGCAGGAGTTCTACCTTGACGAAGATGATATGTCACTGGTAGGTTCTGATACTAAGAGAATGAGACTTCAAAGCAATGCAGAGCAATCATATCGTGAACCATTCCAAAAAACAGATAAAGAATATGAAACTATTTATAAGTGGATTGCTGGAGAACTTGACTACTTTAGAAGAAGAAAGAACGTAAAGGGTAGATGGACTGATTCTGAAAAGTTTGACGCAGAAAGATACACTGAGTTACTTGGTATAATGCGTTCTGTTCCAGAAGGAACAAAGATGATGAGAGGATCTCTTCTTAATCCAGGAATGTCTGGAGAAATGTCTAAAGAGTCCCAGCTCGCAATGCTTACAGCAATTCAAACTGGTAACTATGGAAGTCTTTATGGAATGGATATATCTTTTAATGACTTTGCCTCATTTGCCTCCGATAACATGGGAGCTGCATATGGTCCTAGAGGAATGAAGGGTGGAGTAAGTAGATTTTCGGCTTCTGCATACAGAAAGTTGTATAGAGGAGTACATAACAGAGATACTGAAAAGGGCAGGTTCTTTGATGACATAGAAAGAAGCAGGGCTACTGGAAAAGAGTCAAAGTATGGTTCCTCCCCAGTTATGTATGATTTTACAGCAGGACCAAATACTCAAGTCT